GAAAACGAGAAATTCAGAAATAAATATGGCAAAGCCAAGACTTGTTCAGTTAATAGCTGAGAGTAGTCATGGGCTCTGCAAGGTCTGTGGAGGAAATAAACGTACTGCGATATATAGGTTTAGGCATCAACAATATGTCCCTACATATATGCCTCCCACACTCAATCCTGTGTGTCGTCAGTGCGTTTATAAAGAAGTATATGGAAATAAGAATTTTAGAAAAAAAATGAAAGAAAGGTCTTTAGATGGCAAAGAATAAAGTTAGAAAAAAACCGACAGCCAAAGAAATGGCTAGCGCTATAATAGAAATTAACACAAAAGTTAATGATGTTTATAGAATAGTAACAGACTTAGATAATATACTAGGTTTATATATGAAAATGAAAGGCGATTTAAAGGAATTTAATGCCTTTTTAGAAAAGAAAGTTAAGGAAAGAAATGACGCAACAAAAAATGAAACAACTGATAAACCAAATCTTCAAGGAGATACAGGAGACGAGGGAAGCGGGGCAGAAGGAGTACGCGAGAAAGCAGAATAATGCATTCGCTAACTTCGAGCGAGTAGCGGAGCATATAGGCACCAGTAAGGAAAAAGTATTAATGGTGTACTTATTAAAGCATATAGACGGCATAACTTCGTTTGTCAATGGTCATCAGTCTCAAAGAGAAGACGTAAGAGGCCGAATAACAGATGTAATAGTATACTTATGCTTATTATGGGGGATGATAGAAAATGATAAAATGTCCTAAATGTAAAGAGTTAATAGGGCCTTCAGCACCTATATATAAAGCATCAAGAGGATTTATAGATGCAGATGGAATTTTCTTTGAAGATGAATCTGTTGTAGTGCATATAGAATGCAGCTATGATTATACTGTAAATCCGTTCGATATTTTAGAGACAAGAATCAAAGAAAGTTAATACATACTTAAACCTGGTACAGAAGATTTATACTTAGGTTCTTTTTTTAGTTTCTTAGATAGTTTAGCCATTCCAGTTAATGGTAGTCCAAGTAATTTCTCAGGAGCTCTCATTGGGTTTTCAATTATATTTTTATCAGGTTGCACCCAATCTCTTATTTGTCTTCCAAAAGGAAACATAGTATATACATAATAATCAGCTAACCTAGTATAATCATCCTCAGCAAATTCCCTTATAATAGAAATAGGGATTCTAGCAATAGGAGGAGTTATCATCTGAAGAGGAGCAAGATGTCCGGGATATTGTCCAAAAAATGCTCTATTTCTTTCTTCTTCATCACCAAATACCCATTCAGCAGTATCTTGCAACCAATTATATGGAGCAGGGATTGCTTGTCCAAATAGTGAGTACATAAATAAAGAACCTAAAGCTAAAACCATCATATCAGCTGTCATCATTCTTTCAAATTTTTTCATAGCCTCTGTATTAGGCCTATATCCATATAATTTTGCAGCTTTCCTGACATCATTTCTAAATCTAACAGCATTCCAAGCCCATACTTGAAATCTCGACATTACTTTACCTAAACCAGAACGAGAAAATCCAGGCCTATAAGGAGCAGAATATAAAAACTGTGTAGCCTTAACACCTTTCTTACCTATTTCTATTAAAAATGGATGTTCTGGATTCTCAATAGCTCCTCCAAATCTTTCCCAAGCTTTAATATAATGAGATACAAATGCATCTTTTCTAAGCATTCTTTCTGGAACAGACATATATTTACCAGCTACATTCATAATTTTATCAATAACACCATGTTTCTTAGCAACATCTACTAAAACTTCATTAGGTAATTCTTTATCCCCTTTTACTTTACTAGATAATTCATCTATAAAAGCTTTGTTTTTTCTACCTCTTTCACTATTAGGTTGAAAATTTTTGTCAAATCCATACTCATGTTTTAATAGTTCAACTTGTATTCCAAATTTATCCATAGATTCATAGACATCTTTAGCTGTTTTCCAATTAGGATTAATTGTTTGTAAGTAAGTATAATCTCTTGCTTTTCTTAAAGCTGCACCTCCTACAGATTGATATGTATGTAAAGTTCCACCAAATATATTATTAATAGGAGTTTTAGGATGAGTTAATAGAGTTCCTAATTGAAATTTGGCTTCTAATTTAGACCATTCTTGCATATTAATAGCTTTTGTCCCTCTTAATTCAGCAGGTAAATCTTTATCACCAAGTCCTAATTTCTCTCCAATTTTATTAACTTGGTCAGATACTATGTTATCAGCAAACCAACCTGCTGGAGTATCGCTATAATGCAATTTAGGATTATTCCACATTTTAGTTGTTACAACACTAGGTAAACCTTGAGCTTCTCTAGCGTATTGATGCCAAAATGTTAACCAATTATCAGCTAATTCCTTGCCATCTGCTTTATCTTTTTTATTTTTAGCTTTATGAACCCATTTATCATACATATGGTCTTGCATTTCTTTTAATGTAACTCTAGACATAAAATTACTTACTTGCCTATAAAAGTTATTAACAGTATTGCTTATATAAGTAGCATTTACAGCAGGGTCTATAATCCATCCAGGATTATGCTCTTCTCTAGCGAATTGATGCCCCACTCTTTGATTTATAGAAGGTAAGTGAGCTGTATCTCTTCTTTCTAATTCTCGTTTTGACAAAAGTTTCTTAACTTGTGGAAATATCATAGCATCTAATGCATCTGTCATGTCTACATCGGAAAAATCCATATCGCCTTGTAATTTAGAATATTTCTCCTCTAACTTAGTCCATTCTTGTATATAAGATTCTTCTGTGATTTGTTTGTCTTTATACTTTTTTCTTAAAATTTCTAATTCTGCTGTTTTACCTTTTACAACTTTACTTAAAGTATTAAAATAATGAGGAAAATATCCTTTTCTTACTCCTGTATTAAATATCTTAATCTTTTCTAACCTTTTATAATTAATATCTTTATCTGATTTCCAACCTTTTTTTTCTTTTTTAGGAAGAGCTAAATAATCCTTTCTTGATATTTTTTTAGTAATTGTTTTTCCTTTTTCATAAAATGTTTTTGAGTATTCAGAAACTGGCATTGTTTCTGCAACAAAAGATTTCATCATATGTCGCATTCCATCAGCACCAATATCTAAGTTTATAGTTGCATTATTATTATAAGCATCTATAACATCATCTCTAAAAGCTTTCCAATCAAGTTTAGGCTGTGTTTTATCACCTAACCAATAACCATAAGTATATTTTTTTAAAGCTATATTTTCTCCATTTTTATCAAGTTTTCCTGTTTGTATTTCACTAAAAAAATCATAATTTGCTTTATGTCTTTCTTGTAAAACATTAAGTATATCCATTCCAGTAACAGTTTTCCTTCCTTTACCATCACCAAAATCTACAATATATTTACTATCTTTAATTTTATTCCAATCATTTTTCTTTGCCAAATAATCCCAATTTTCTTGATACCAATCTTTCGCTAAGTTTCTTCTATCTGGAGTTTGTAATTCCCATCTAGACATAGCTAATTGATATATATCTAAAGGCTGCAGTCCTTGTTTTTCTAATTGGTCTAAAAATCTTAAATCTTGAACATATCTATTATTTAGTTCAGCAATTTTACCTTCAGATAAACTTTGAGCCCTACCTATCCAATTTTGTAAAACTTCTCCATAAAATGTAGGTTTTTGAACAGTAGTAAACTTACCAGTACCTGCTCCTATAGTTTTAAAAAATCCTGATGCAGGTAAAAATATCATATGCTCTCTCATCATTTCTTGATTAACCATTTTAACAAATTGCATTTGATGTCTTGCTTTTAAAGAAGCTCCTTGTATTGCATTATCATATTTTTTCATTGCATCTTCTAGTCTTTGATGAAAGTTACCACCTTTTATAAACTTAAAATAATTGTCAATTAATTCAAAATCTCTTATAGTTAATTGGTCTAATGTTTTTGACATACCTTCAGGATTTATTCTTTGATATATACCCATAATAGTTTCATTAAGCTTAGTTTTATCAAAAGCTGGTTCATTTTTAAGCCAATTAAAGGTCTCAAGTACAATCGCTTTTTGCTTTGTGTCGAGGTCAGATTTCTTAAGATTGTCAAATCCTGTTACCTCTATTTTCTTTTCTCCTACAAGTCTTATATCTAAATCGTTTTGAATTACTTCAAATTCTTTAGTCTTTTTAAGATTTTCAACTATTGTTTTAGCTTTCTTAGAATCTTTTTGTTGCATACCTGTAAATAATTTATTCTTTTCTGCTAAAAATCTTTTAATATTTTTTGAATTTACTGCCCTAGAATCATAAGCTACTTTAGTTGTATTACTTTTAGTACCGTCTCTCTTTAATGCATAAACTACATCTCTAATTAATTTAGTTTTATTACCACTTTGTAAATATTGATTTATTTTATCAACAGCTTTTTTACTTCTTAATGAGCCAAGTAATCTTAAATCATAATAATCTCTAGCATAGTCAGAAGATAAACCTTCTTTAAATTTAGCTATTGAAGCATCATGTCTTGTTTGGTCTAGCAATTTAGTAGGCTTTGCCTTAAATACATCAGGATACCATATTTTATAAAGTTCTTGAGCAGATTCATCCAGTCTACTTAAATTCACATTATCAATATCAGTTTCATAAACAGACGCTTTTCTTTTTTTATATTGCATTGCTGCCTGAGCTTTATCAAGCTCCATTCTTTCAGCTATTTTTGCCATCTCAGCATCAGATATTTTTTGATTATTTTTAATAGCTTCAGAGTATACTTCTAAGCTTGTATTTAATGAAGCTATTTCATCTACACTATTAGACAAATAATCTTTAGTAACTTCTTCTAACACTTTAATTTTAGCTAATGCTTCTCGTGGAGTATCTTCTATAGTTATTTTAGGAAATTGTTTACCATCATTTTTTATACCTGTTTTGAATCCTGCTCTAGGCTTTTCTAGTTCTTTTAAAAATTCTGGTATATTTTCAGAATATTGTTCACGCTTAAAAGGATTCCTTAAATCCATATCAAAAGCAAACTTAATATACTTACTTTGTGGTCTATATAAAATAGTTCTATCTAGTAATTTCTTATATTCAGTATTTTTACTAAGAGACTTGCCAATTATTTTTTGCTTTTCCATCATTTTATTATAGGCTTGCTCATTTATCTTGTCATAAATAGAAACACGCATATCGACATCTTTAAGCATATGCCCAACCTTAGGTAAAGCAGTTGATAATTCAGCATCACTTAAGTTTTCTAAGTTTTTTATCATTTCTTGCTTTTGTTCATATGTAAAGTTTTTATTAAGATTATAATCATAACCAAAGAAAGCTCTATTAATACCATCTATTAAATCGTATCTACTTTCTTGCTGATAATCCTTTGTCATTTTTTCTTTCCAAATAGGTTGGAGTTGTAAAAACCAATTAAATTTCTTTTTATCAGCAGGTTCCCAAACTTCAGTTTTTTTATTAAAAATTTCTAATTCAGCAGGAGTAAAATAAGAATCTTGTAATAATTTTTTCATTTGAGGATAATCTATAGTACCAAGTTCATTTGCTGGGTCAGCTGTATATCTTACTAGCGCTGAAGAAAGCCAAACTTGTTCTTTCGAAGGCTCTTTTGCATATCTAGATACTCTATACTGCCATTGTTTATCTTCAGGTAAATCTGTATATATATATTTATTCTTCTTTTTGTCCCATTTACGACTTTTATTTACTGTTCCAGACTCTGTTACTTCACGTTGAGATTCTTTTGCCCTAATACTGCTCCATGCAGCTCTCATATTTTGAGTCGTTGACACAATTGGTCCCATAGTATTTCTAGTTTGAGCAGTTTTTTGACCTGAATAAAGCCTCATAGCAGGAGTAAATTGCATATAAGGAAACTTATTATCAGTATTATGAGCCCAATCAAAGACGTGGTAATCTATTCCTTGTTCTGCAATATTGTCTTTAGTTAATACTATTTCTTTTTTATATGCTTTTTTAGGGTCTATTAATTCTTTTCCTTCAACAAACTCATTCTTTTGATTCTTGAACATTTTAATCCATTCTGGCTTCATACCTTCACCAGTTCCATCTGCTTTCCTACCACCAAAGAAAACAAATGTACTATCAATGTCCGCATCAGCACCACCTTCAGCTTCCATAGTTCTACCGTGTAATAAAATACCATGTCCTTTAACTTTAGTAAAACCTCCGAATCTTAATCCTTGAGCACCTGATAAAGCATCTAAGGGAACTCTTATACTAAGTGAATCTAAAACTTCTAAGTACTTATCTCTAAGTTTTTTATTCTTAGAATCATTAAAATTCTTTCCTTTAATTTTTTGATATTCTCTCCAAATTGTTTTTAAATCTGTTTTACGAGGCAAACCTGGTAAATCAACGAACATTTCAGGATTCATATATTGGTCTGCAAAGAATAATTCGTCAGACTTAACTCCGTGTTTCTTCATAGCTATTGCATCATCATATCCTTCAGGAAGGTCTTTTTGTAAACCTTTATCGAAAATTCTTATTCTTCCTTTCATAGAGTTTTTTAGTTTAGGTTTTAAAACTCTTTCAGCAATAAACTTATTAATAGCTCTTTCAACATAAGGCCTAGGATATTTGTCAAATAATAAGGAAACAGCTGGTTTTTTTAAAGCAGCAGCATGTTTTATAATATTATCAGCAGTTCCATTAAAATCAATAGAAGCTCTAACTTCCTCCATTGATTCATTTCCACTCATTTCACCTTCCCCTTTAAGAGATTCTATAGCAGTTTTATTAGTCTTTAATATCTCAAGTAAAACTTTTTCAGCTAAAGGTTCAGCCCCTGGTTCTTTTAATATATTTTGAATTTGAGGTATTCCTATATCATCAAAATTTCTCATTATTTCATTAATAAGCTTAGGGTCTTTTGTACTAATATACTTAGATACTTGTTCATTAATAGTATCTTTTCCTCTAAAAGATTTGCCAGACAATGTATCTACATAATCATTTATAATATCTTGATTTCCAAGATTCATATCTTTATTAGGAGCCATCATCATTTGCTTAGGAACAGATGTTCCAATAGTTTTGCCAGCATCATTTTTCCCTATTGAATGAGGACCATCATAAACTCCAGTATTATATCTAAAATCATTTGGACTTACTTTAAATATCTTAGCCCCTTCTGTTAATTCTAATTTACCAGTTCCGATTTCATAGTTACCTACAGGAAAATCTCCTATTTGTTTTCCAGAAGTGTTATAAACTAGCATATTAATTCCCTTTTCCTTTGTTACAGGGTCTACATATTCCTCCATCATCTTAGATAATTCTGGGGTAGTATCATGTAAAGCATATTTAAGAACCTTAGTACCATCTTTACTTTTAACAAGTAAAATTGACTTTTCTTGCCCTGAATCTGGGACTCCTTTATCAGCTCTAGCTACTTTTCCTGTATTCCTAGTTGTTACTATACCTCCATCAAATGGTTGCTTAAGGTCTAAATTTGATGCATTTAATATATTATCTGGACCTTCTGGAGCTTTTACAAATGCAGCTTTTAAATTACCATTAGCATCTAAGAAGTCAGGATTATTAACTCCATGATTCCTAGGGTCTTTCCAGAATTCTGCATCACCTCTCCAACCATTAGACATCCATAAAGGATTTCTTTTATTATCTTCTACAGAATTTTTAATAAAACCTTCTTGTCCTGCTATTTTATCTATAGGTCTTCCATCATTTAAATCTTCTATATATTTTATAGTAGATTTAGTCATTTTATCATTAGTCTTTTTATCTATCCCATACATATCTTTAGCAAATTGATAATATCCTTTAGGTAAAGAAGGCATTTTAACTGTATCTAATTTAGGGTGATACTTAACAAAGGTGATTTTATCTTTATCGCCTTCACCTCCCCATATTTGGAAACCTTTTTTATCCATTTCCTTTACTAATGTCTCAATATGAAGTTTAGTCATTGTTTTAGCAGTTTCAACGGCATTTGAATACTTGTCGAATTTAGGAGCTATATCTTTAGTTATAACTTGTTCTAACCTAGACAAGTCAACATCTCTAATATTTCCATTTCTATCTTTATATGTTATATCTGTAAAATTAACTACTATAGGGTCTTTACCAGGAGTAACTTCTTTACTTCTTCTTTCATTAACAAAGTCTTGTAATTCATTAGCATGACTTCTATATCCTTTTGCAAAATAAAGTAAATTTTTATTATCTAAAGTGCCCTTATCGATTTGGTCTAATATCCATTGCCTTCTCTGAGGCTCTACATTTTGATATGCTGTACCTTCTAGCCATGCTCTATAATTTGCAATTGAAGTAGGAATGTCTTTGGCTTTTATTGTTCCTTGATACCCTTTAGATGACCATGGATTACCAAAATTATTAATTTCATTAACTAAAGGAATATTATCTCCCTTATTAGGACGCATTACATAAACACCCTCACCTCTTCTTGCGGCCGCTTTAGTATTAGAAGTTCCTTCTACAATCTTTACTTCAGATTCTACAGGGACAAAAGTACCTTTTTTAGCCTTCAAATAAGCTTCTTCTATTGCTTTTATAGGACCTTGTTCTTGTTTGAGTGCTCCAGATTTACTAAATGGAGATTCTGGAGTAATAATATCAACCTCTCCTTCATAATAAGAACCAGTAAATAAAGGATAGGATTGGTTTTGCATTACTAACCATTGCCTTAAATCCCTCTTTAATTGATTTGGCAATGTCTTTTTATCTTCAGCTTTATCAATTCCTAAGTTTTTATTTAATTGCTCTTCAATTGCTTCTATCCATTCCCTAGAACGGGTTGTACTTCCTTTGACTAAAAAAGGACCTTTTGCATCCCCAGAAACAACTATTTCTCCAGCTTTTTTTGCAACTTTACTTATATTGTCAAATCTCTCTAAAGTTTCAGGATAATCTTTTTCAAGAAACTTATCTAGGTTTCTTTCAAATATAGATGATAATCTGAAGTCCATTTTAGATTGAGCGACAGTAGCATCATCATATTCTATATTTTCAACAGTATCCATTTCTTCAGTTTTCTCTGTTTTTGCTAGCATTTCATCCTTAAAGCCCTTAGAAGCATGTTTTTTGAAGATATTCTCTATTTGACCTACTTCTTTAGTGTTAGGGTCAATAGTGCCGAAAAAGGCCGTTCTACGAGCTAATTCAGGCACCTCACTAGTTTGGTCAAATTTATTTGTCTTAAAATTGTATTTATGCCAACCCCCTATCTTACTATCAAAAGCATATATTTCTTTTACATTTGGATTGTCAATAGCCATTTGAGTTTGGATTCTAGATAAACCCTTTGTTTCTGTCACATGTCCATTTAAAGGGTCTATAATTATAACCTTTTCTGCATAATCAATTCTAGCTGCATCTCTTCTTAATGAATTTAAATAGTTTTCGGAATACTTACTTACATCTATTTTATTACCATATCCTGTTTCTTCAACTCTATTATTAAGAACTTCAACTGCATCTGCTATTTTTCTATTTCCTAATACCATAGTCTCTGGAAATAGAATAATCTGGTCTGTAGAAGAGGTTTTTGTATTTTCAATTTGCCCTTTAAATAGAGGTTGAACTTCAGTTAATCCTGCTTTATGAGATTCTTGAGAGACAACCGCTTCTATTCCTTTTTGACTAGAAGTTAAAATAAAAGTATCTCTTCTACTTTTTTCTATTTTTCCCTCTGGAGTTGAGGGTTTAACTTTTATTTTTTTAATAGGAGGTCTATCTTTAGCTTTTGCTTTATTTATAACATCGTAAATATTTTTTTCAGCATGTAATGCTCCTTCTGGGGTTCCACTTTTTTTAGCAGCACCAATTCTTTGCATTATAAAATATAAGTGCCGACCAAATCGTTCACCTTTTTTTCCTAAGCTAGTATCATTTAATATTTCCTTCCAAGATAATCCTTGATTAGAAAGTTTTTTAATATGATTTATAAGTCTTACTACGTTATTATCACACCATTTGTGATATATTTCTCTGTTATCAGCTAAGCCTTCATTAAATTGTAATCTTTCTTTTTCACTATAACCTTGTTCTTTAGCTTCCTTTTTAGTCATATCTTTATGAAGATACGTAATTCTATTATAAGTAAGTGCCACAACACCCAAATAATCTTCTTCAGTTTTACCTGGATTTTTAGCAAGCCATTCATCTCTTGTCTCTTCATAAGCCTTATCTATATCTAAAACCGTTTTTTTCTTTGTCTTAATATGTTCAACTTCAAATGTATTATCTTGTTTTTCAGGCCTCTGTTTTACTATATTATCATAAAATTCTATTATTTCTTTATATTTTTTATCATATTCCTTTTTAGAGATTCCCCCTGCTTTATACTGGGCAAATAATCTAGCTCTATCACGCCCTTTGCTTTTCTCTATTACATCAGCGGCATCTTCTTTTTTACCTCTTCTCATAAGAAATTCATATAATTTTGGAATATCTGTAAGAATACTTCTTTCATAATCTGATAGTAATTGTTTGTCCTTTAATTTGGCAGCTTGTTCTGGAGATAATTCTCTTAAAGCTTCTGAACGAATTTTATCAAGTCGTTTTCCATGTTTCATTATCAAATCAAGTTGCTGAGGAGTATATCTATCTCTAATTCTTTGTGCAAGACTTTCTGCAATAGGGTCACTAATACGCGGTACTAATTGACTATATGTATGCATTAGACTGTTCGCAGTCCCAGGAACACCAGCGTCCTCTAATTCTTTAATCATATCAACTACTTCTTTGTCAAGTTCTCCTGGGAGCTCTTCTTGATATTTTTTTTCTAAAATCTCTTTCTTTTCTTTAATTGTAAGTTCTTTTACACCTAATTCTTCTTTTAGGTACTCTATACCATCTTTTTCACCTTCGGGTTTCTTAGGTTTTTTACCTATTTTATCACCTGGTTTTAATCCAAGGCGTTCAGCTAATTCATATCCTGGCATACCTGCTTGATGAGGTCTTTGTAAAACATGTTTTGCAGCCATTTCTCTTAATTCTACTCTAACTTCTTGAGGGATATCTGGCCAACGTGTAAACATTTCAGGGTCAAGCGTTCTTTCAAACTGAGCATCTGGATTTTCTCTAGCTTCTTTTATACCTCTTGTTAGCTCTTTAGCTGCTCTTTTTGTAGTCCAAGGTTTTTCTTTACCACCAAAATAAGCTCCCATTAAATATTCATATATTAGTTCAGGAGTAGTAGCCCCCCTTATAGAAGCAGGTAGCCCCATAAGCAAAGAACCTGATAAAGTTCTAGCAAATTTCTCTGCCTTTTCAGATTCTACTGAAAATTTATAAGGTCTTTGTCCTTTAACATTCTTACCTATTAGATTTCCTATAGATGTGAAGGCACCACCATAGAAAGCTCCACTACCAAAGCTACGCATCATTTCATCTACGCCGCCCTGCCAACTAGAAATACCACTAGCAGCACCTAATTTAAAAGCACCTGAAGCTACATCCCTTAAAGCTCCACCTTTACTAGGATGAAGAAGATACTTACTAAAAGTATCGAAAGCATCAGTTCTTTTTAAATAAGAAGATTTTAAAGCCTTTGTTGCAAGTTTTGCTGCTCTTGGTTGTAAGATATCTTCAGCTATTTTTAACGGAATACCTCTAGCACCTTTTAACATATGAGATGCAGCTTGAAGAGAATTTATTTTACCAATCTTACCTAACCAACCTAATGGGCCTGATAATATACCAGGAGCAAAGCCAATTAAATGTCCTAAACTTCTAGCTACAGCTTCCCATTCATTATCAGGATGCTTTTTCCCGATGTCAAGTGTTGTAAACCCTTGAATAAATCCAACGCCAGCTTGCGTTATAGCATCTGCAATACTGAAATCTCCTTCGTAGAAAGGTATATTATGATAGTGTGCGTGTTGTCTTAAAGCGTTAATTGAATCCCCGCCAAAACCTCTGGGATTCTTGTTGTATCGATTTATAAGCTCTCTTGTTTGCTTATAGCTAAGGTTTGGCGACCATTGTTGTTCAGCCATAATGCCCCTAATTATCGTCTAATGCCAGTAATATTAACTTTTGATGCTTCTAATACTTGATTTAGATTTGCTTTTTGTGCTTGTTTGTATCTACCTTTATCTTGAGTTGCTATTTTGTAAATTGCCCACATCATTAACATAGGTAGATTACCTTTAACTAAATTCCCCACAAGCCTTACAGCTCCTGCTCTTCCTAAACTAGGAGTCAAGTTCTTAAGGAGCTTAGTTTTTCCACCTGTTTGCTGTAATACAGTTTTTGCTTGACTTTTAGAAATTTTAGCACCTTGACCAGCTCCTCCTCCTCCGCCGCCCCAACCTTTAGGCATTTTACCTTTTAAATATTTATATGCACCAGGAAGGTATTTGCCTCCATATTTATAAGCTGCATAACCTGCTATAGCAGATGGAATAGGGTAATCCCAGACTGTATCCCAAGCCTTGCCAAAAAAACCTTTTCCTTCTGTAAGCCAAGGATATATAGGATTAGCTTGTTCTCCAAACATCTCTGCCCCATATCCAGTTCTGATTAATAATTCTTTTAAGCCTTTAGTCGTTCCAATCAGTTCTCTCATTTTATCATCAGATGCACCTGTCATTTGCTGATGCGTAATCATTTGTTGTGCTATCTCAGGAACCATTTGAGTAATTTGTTCATCATAAGCTTTCTTAAAAGCAATAGGATTTAGAAGATTATTTTTCTTAGCATACTTCAATCCTCTTCCTCCATCTTCCGTTAATTGTGTCTTCCAATCTAAATAAGCCTTACCAGAAGAGTCAATTAAATTGAAATCTATCCCGCTTGCTCCTTTCCCTGCCCAATCTCTAAAAGGGGTTGAATAAGCAGTTTCTATAGGTGCCATAGAGGCTGAGAGTTCTGTATTTATAGAATCATTATACTTATCTTCGGGAGATTTTATAAGGGACATCAAACTAGACATTCCTTGGTTTTGTTGTTGCATACTCGTTTGCATTGCTTGACCATATCCATGACCAAATCCTTGGGGTACATTTATTGCCATTTAATTATCCTGTTCATTATCCTAATTGGTTACCTAAAGCTGTCATAAAACTTGCTGCTGGATTATAAGGATTTCTATTGCTCATGTCTGTATTAGCCATAGAAACATTCGCTAAATTATCTCCTAATTGTTGTTGCACTTGAGTCATATTCTGCATTTGACCCATACCTTTATATCTTTGATTCATTAAAGCTTGAAGCCATTGTTGGTTTACATTACCCATAGCTCCTACAGTTCCAAATTGAGAAGCCATCATAGCTTGAGCGGGATTAACACCTCTCATAGCAGCTATTTTCATAGATTGTGAACCTGCTTGTGCGCCTGATTCAGCAGCTTTTTGTGCTAAAAATTTCTTAAGTTGTAGATTAATGTCAGAACCAGGGTCTATATGCTCTTCAGCCATACTAAGTTGCCTGTCAACTAAGTCTTGAGTTGGTTGTTGGAATTCTCTTATTTGGTCTAAATCTATAGGCTTAGGTCTAGAACCTCTCCCACCTAAAAGTCCTCCTAGTCCACTTGCTATTGCTCCCCAAAAGGGTTGAACTAATGTTCTTAATATAGGTTGAATAAATACTCTACTAAAGTTATTCATTATCATTATATATATATCTCCTTATAATCCATCACTATAATTTACACTATTTAAATCATTAAAACAAGTTATTTCCATAATAGTATCCTTACATCCATCCTGTCCCAATCCCTATGGCCATTATCACCATCATAAGTATGAAAAATATTATGAGTTGAATTGAGCCAAACTTTTAATTCTGTTTCTAATATTTCATAATAAAATCCATCCCAACCTCTTGAATCATTGTCTTGAAGTCTAAAATAAGGAAAAACAGCATTTGTTGCAGCTGTACCATCGCTTTCTCCGTAAGCATCTCTAACAAAGCATTGGGCAGTTACTATACTTGTCGTTGACAAACCGTGAGTATGGGTAAGTTCTCTTTTAGCCGCATCAGTTCTATCCATATCAACCCATCCAGTATCATAATCAGGCCTAGGAAGAACAAATTTTTTTGCTTTTTCATCAAATATAGTCTTTTTAGCTTTAGAAGCACCTGTGCTAGTATCCTCTGTTTCTATCTCATCTATAGATTTTTTAGGTTGATTAGCTTGCCTAGGCTTATCTTTAAAAGTTATTATATTCTCTTGGAATATAGGTGTTTTCCACCCTGTATCAGTTTTAAATTCAAAGGTATAGGACTTATCTGTATTCATAGTGACTTGCAAATCTCCTGTTTTACCTTCTCTATCTGTTATTTCTGACTCTGCTTTAGAGTTAACAGACTTTGTCAAATCATTAAACATCTTCTCTATCTCTCTTAAAGATTTCTCAACATCTTGAAAAGATGATATTTTAGACTGCAATTTTATAATCTTTTCCATTATTTCACAGCTTTTTTTCTAAATATTATACCAACAGAATCTAAATCTTCAGTCATATTTTCTAATTTGAATTGTAACCATCTACCTCTTTTATTACTGCTACTAATTTTATACTCAGAATGATTAGAATCTTTAGATGTATAAGATACATCACTTGAAGCTATAGTACCTTCATTAGTTGCTAGCAATAATCTATCACTGCTTTCCATATTAGAACCACCTAAATTAACATTATTTGATATAGCATTTAATTTGATTCTATTGAATACTTTGACTACTGAATCTTCTCCTGCTGTTATCTTTTTACTTACCCAAGTATAATCTCGTTTTTCTGAGCCACCTCTATGTTTAAATATGGCATTATTTATAGGTATATATATTGAACCATCATCACCATGAAAAGGTTTGCCTATCATAGAGTTTTCTGATAATTCCCATAAATCCCACCTTTTATATAAAACATGGTAAGACCATATATATTGAATTGATTTAGAGGTTCCATCTGTTTCTGTTCCAAGATAGTTTATTATAAATAAAATAGAAGACATATTGGAGTCATAAGTAACTTTAATATCATTGAAATCTGATTTTGATACTATATTATCCCAACTAACATCTTTTATATTATCAGTACCTCCAAAAGTAGTACTAACATCTCCTCCTCTATGTATAGGTTGAGATATCTTAATAGGCTGGCTTCCATCATGAAAGTAAGCACCATTTTTATCAGCAAAAAACATACCATATTCTGTCACAATAATAGCATCTTTATTGATGCAACCAACTCCCTCATAAAAGTCTTCAATAGCTAAATTCTGTTGATTTATTCTATATATAGTATTCGCATCAAACGCATATAATCTACCATTAAAGTTTGCTAAAGCAGTAGGTTTAGAGTCTAATGTAAGATAATCCCTAACATAGTCAAATACACTAAACATTCCAGGTCTTGACCTAAATATTAAATTACTTGATTTTTTAATTCTTTTATGAGAGCAATCAGCAGCAAATAAATATCCGTCTATTTTAGTAGACATCCCGTATTTTAATTGTATTGTATCTAGTAATTCAGACATTCCAGTTCTTGCTTCATAACTAGCTCCTAATTCTCCATCATCATTAACAGTCACCTTATAAGCACCATCGCTAAAAGACCAAGCTGTATCTGTTTTAATTTCTTTGACTAATTTATATAAATCAAATCCAGAATCTTTTCTATATATACAAACGTGAGATAGTCTTTTGCTATATTGAGCTAATTTTATAGATACTGATAATAAACTTCTTGTTACACTATCATTGTAAATCCATGTACCATCGGATAAAGGACCTTCTTGATAACCATCATATATTAGAGATATCTTGTAATGGTAATTATTATTTGACAAGAAATAATCACCAGAATCAGCAGTTTCAGATGCTGCTTTTATTTCCACGAATGAATCACCGACAGCAAGAAAAGATGAAGCATCTTCATCAGTATCATATCTCGCTATATTCCCTGCTATATTTCCTTTGTCCCAAGAGTTAAATCCACTTCTTATTTCACCTAATTTAGACTGATTGCCTCTCTCCATTACAACTGATTCCCATTGATTAGTAGTCCAATCTCCAGGTGTATTAGTAGAAGTAGTATTTGCTACATCAAACGTATCTTCAGTAGCACTAGGTAATGCTCCTGCTCCTACCTTAACTATATATGTACCATCTTGAGCTGCCGTACTATCACTTTTATGAGTAATACTATCTCCTGCAGAAAGTCTATGGTTAGCACTAGTTAGTCTGATATCATCAGTATCATCAGCTATGGCGCTAACTTCCCCACCTCTTAATTTTCTCATGTCAAGTCCACCAAAAGTTGTCTTAATAGTTGGAGTATATATATCAAGCAACATTGGATTAGCAGCAGAAGATTCTCCAGTAGGTAATAATTTCCAATTTCCTATAGTCTCACTAGGAGTTACTGTACTAGCAAATCTAAATATTTTAGGATTCACTACTGTAACTTTATAAGAAGCTTCATTGTAATTAACTGTATCAGAGATTTCAACGTAATCATTACTAGTTAAAAAATGTATATTATCAGTAGTAACTGTAACTAAACTACCACTTCCGCTTATAGAAGCAATAGTCCCTGATTTAGGATACATAGGAGCACCTAATGTAGGGTCTTGCTTATTAGCATTAGGTAATCCATAAGGTAAAGGTGTTTCTTTTAATAATCTTACTGGAGCAGTACAAACATCTGCATGACTCCATATATAAAAGTAATCATTAGCTGCTGGTGCATGACCAAAAGGATAGTGGACATCTAAATAAAGTATCTCACCTTCTGCGGGTGTATAGTTTGGGTCTTCTGAACTTAGATAAGGCCTAGAGCCTACTATTTGTCTTGTTTGCATAGTTCCTGTAGTTTGGTCTACAATAGTCAAACATGCTCCTGCTAACCTATTAGGTACAGAAGCTATTCCATGTCTATCTCCATGGTTACATGACGATGAACCATCTCTAGATGTTTGGTGTGTAATTCCTGCATTACTTAACCATTTAAATCCATGATATATATCATCAGCATCTGTATCAATAGCTACTACAGGACATAATGTTGCATTTGGATGGTCTGCTACTGCTGTTGAAATATAAGGACTAGAATCTAACTTACCTGCAATTAACACATCCCAATCATCGCCTCCTCTATTCCAAGTATTTGAATTAGTAGTAAATGCTGGAAATCCATCCCAATTATCAGTTGGGGACCCTTGCGCTGGAACATTAACTACATCAGGCACATAACTTCCTTCATCTGGATACATAAAGTTTAAATCACATATGTATACATTGGATTTTCCTTCTTCTGTAGGAGAAGCTATAAATAATCTATTTGCAAATTGATTATTAACAGCACTATTATTTACGTGATAATGTAATTTATTGCTATTTTTAAGATGATATATTGTATCAGGCATACTAGGAGAATCAACTGCAGTATAATTTCCAACTATTAAATTTTCAAAAGTATTTTCAGACGTATCAAAAGGCCTCATCATATATCCTGCTCTGAAGTTTAATTTATCAATCTTATTTAAGATTCCAGGAGAACCCCACCATCCATCTTCAGATTCAACTGATGTATACCAAGTTTTAGTATAATGTCCTCCTGCTCTTTCAGGGTCTTTAAAAATACTACCATCAGTAGGTTCTGCAGAATTAAAAGAATAATGATATAAGTGCTCCCCCTCTCTGTTTACACCTCTTACCCAGCTTGCTTGATTATCACTCCTACCCCAACTAATATGGGAATCATTATACATTTCATAACTAGAAGTATGTGGATGTATCCATCCTGTATCTGGAGTACCATCACCATGTGCATAATCAGCTGCACTTAGAGATGTAGTAATTTCACAACTACCAGTTGCTTGACTAGAATCAACACTTACTATATAAGCAGATATACCTCTATTATTAGTTGTTCTTGCAGAAAAATCAGCACCAGTAGCAGGTAAATTATCAGCAATATCATCATTATTAGCATTCTGTACTTTTGAACTTATAAAGACTAAATCCCCTGCTTGTAAATTAGCAACATCAGCTTTGGCATCTGATAATACAAAAGTTAATAAATTAATTCCAGATTCTGTTGTATTATCGGACGCTTTAATATCAGTATATTGATATCCTTGTTTAGGTTGAAAATCCCCATAATGCATATCAGTACATATGAAGATACATTTATCCATAGAAACACTAGAAGGAGCTTCATGAACTGGATGTGCTTCCCAGCCTGAATCAGAATCTTCTCTATCTGCATAACCTTGCATTCCCATCCAATTTGCGTCCCAAGAATTACCAACCTGATTGCCCATGGCTTGTAGTTTACCAGCTCTTCTTCTCCAGTTATCTTCACAACCTCCTATAACTCCTACAGCATGAGCCGATACTCTTTGATGTAAGTTGCCATAAGGATGCTTTAAATCAGCAGTAGACTGCATAGATTTACTACTAGGGACTACTACTCCTGTTCCATCTAGTACACCATCTCTATCATTATCTGATACAGGAAAAAGTCCATATTTAGCTACTTTTATACCAGGGGAATGAGGGAATGAAGCCCATCCAATATTATGCCCAAAATTAAAATAAGGACGACACCAATCGCCTTGAGATTCAGCAGACCAACCTCCATTAGTTAAATCTTCACCTACTCTAGTATATATCCATTCAAGCACATGATTGCCTATTACAGTACTGGACCTCCTGGCTCCTTTAAAATAAGAGTGTGCATCTGCTAATTCATTATATTCTCCAGGAGATTCATAACCATAAAGGTTATGGCTTATAGGAATACTAAACTTTGCATCAAAAGCGTAATTATGCCCACCAGTACCAGGGGCATTGTAATATTGTAAATTAAAAGGCCATTTATAAGAACTGTAAGTAGTAGTAGGTGGAGTTCTATCTGCCATATATATAATAGCGTTTCCAGCAGTATTAGTAGCATTTGATTTACCGCAAAATAAAAATCTATCACCTTCTCCAAAAGTGCCATCTCCAGCAGGAGAATATTGAATCCACAATCTTGTATCAAAATCTTCCGTATCGTTTCCATTGATAGCCTCTGTATCAGGAATAAATGTTGAAGTAGGCCCTTTAGTTTCCAGTATATCAGAAGCTATTCCAGAAGGAGCAATACTTGGTGTACTCTCTTCAGACAATCCGCCAAATACTCCTGTAGTTCCACCTATATTGCCATTAACATTATCATTGCTCCATTTAAATGCTCTATATTCTAAATTCATACTACTTACTTGTAAAGGAGTAGTTAGCCATTCATCATATTTAACTTGTACATCTACTGTTGATATTTGTCCTAATGAATTTAGAACATATATTTTTCCACCTCCTATACCTCCATCATCTCCTTTGCTATAGCAAGTAGCTATAGAAGATAAAGGATATGACAATGGAATACTTTTTTCTATTTTACCTGCAGTATACTCTGTATCTAAAGCTGGAGTTCCACTTCCATCAGTAAGCCTATCTCCAGGAGTAATTCTAAATATAGAGTTATCTCCTTCTCTTATACCATAATAGTAATAAGGTCTATAACAAATTCTTCCAGTATTACCATCTCTAGCTCCATTTGTTTGAAGGAAGTTGGCATCAGGAGGATTAGCATCTAAAGTAGTAAATCTTTTACAGACAAATGTATTATCATCCGTTCTAGTAGTTACCACCCAAACTCCTGTTCCAGCCCAAGTATTTGAAGCATCTGCCCATTCTCTTATTATAAGATTATCGCCTACATCAACGCTATGATTTGTATGGGTAATAGTCAAAACCGAACCTGTGCTAGACGATACTGCTACTAAATACTCATGTTCTCCTGCTAAGGCTATCTTAGATAACATAGCAGAACCTTCTGTTCCATATTTATGAACAGTATCTTCATCTTGATATAGTTGATTAGTATTATCAGAACCAAATAATTTATGATTAAGATAACCTAACCATTGAGGTGCAGGACTACCAGCAGTGCCTCCTAATCCTATATGTAATTCTCTATTATTCCTTATGGCAGAAACTGTATCAGTATCAAAGTCTTGTAAGGCATATAATGATTTAGAGGGACTTGTAAAATCATAACTTAAACCATCTCTATTAAAACAATTTTGTATTATTTGAAAATCCTTATTACTTCTATTGTAAAGCATTAAATCTTTAGCACCTGAATTATCTAATACTGAAGTAGCTAATATAGGATTCCCAGTATTATTATATATTAGAGTACTTTCTAGCAAATCTATCTGTGCTAAACAAAATTTATCTTCATCAGCATCAAGACTACTTGAAAATTCTATATCTAAATCAGATATTTTTTCTAAATTTTTTGGTATTGTAAATTCATATTTAAATCTTCTCCAAGTAGTATCTAATGATTCTGATAAATTACTCCCATTAGGTTTATCTAAATCGCTAAAATTAATCCATCTTGTTTCTTGTGTTATATTACTAGCTGAAGATGTATAACTTCTATATAATGGGTCAACTATATAACCTTTAGATATTTCTGTATTAGCAAGATTCCATTTTCCATTAGAAGAAAAACTTCCTCCATTATAAGTTAAAGATAATGCCCCTTTGGGATTACCATTAACTGATTTAGAGTAGAAATATAAACAATATTCTTGACCTCTTTTTAATAAAGACTTATCAATACTTTGTTTTATAGTATGATTTACATTTACATTAACTTGACTGTCATTTGGAATCTCTATAGCATTGCTATTATAACCTCTTGCAACGGTTATTTGTCTATTATTGATTGACAAAACTCTCATATATTCAGTGCTAATCTTTATAATATTCCCAGTAGCTAACTTTAAACTAGCGTCACCGTCTAATGTTATCGTAGATACATCTGGACCTATTGCATTTACTGTATCTGTATCTAAACTTATATCCTCATATTCGCATTCAATAGCAAGAACTTCAGGGTTTGCTTGAAATGGATAAAAATTTTCTGAATTATCAGCAGCGGCATTTAAATCTTGACTATCATTATGTGAACCACTTTTCCAATATCCATCAGTATCCAATCTAGATACCTCTGTATCAGTAGTATCAGCCCAAACATTAGTTATTCCAGTTTTTTGATGCACCCAATCATTAATCTTATATGCTTTATCGGCTCCTGTATCTTGTGTTGCTGTATCTAATGAATGAAAAAGAGTACAATTTTTTATTAAACTTGATTCGACAAATACTCCTGTTGCATCAGTTCCATCTAATACATCTGTTATAGGGGCGGTATCCATTGTCCATGTAGTATAACCACCATCAGTTACTGTTTTTAATATAGTACCTGAATATCCATGATTTGATGATGCTTCATGCATATAAAATGAAACATTATCTCCTTCATTAAACTCAGGAGCTTGTGTTTTAAACTTAATTGTTTTGTCAGTAGCACTAAATGTTATTTCATAAGTACTTGATGATACCATATAGCCATTTTTAGCTTTTGTTGCAGTATCAGAAGAATATAACCAATGTCTACCACTACCACCTATATTATTACCTGAATAGCTACTCCATTCATATAAGTTACAATAGCCATAATCAGTAGTATAAAATTCATCATTTATTAAATATTTATTAGCATATATATCGTAGATTGCAGAAGTATATTCTTTTTTCTTAGTTCCAAATAAACCTCTTTGTATTCTAATAGTAGTTCCTGAAGTAGATACTACACGCATTATTTCTGTATTATCGCTACTATCTACATTATAAGTAGCAGAAGTCCCTATTAACGAAAAGTATGTACCAGCAGTTAAATAATGTGATACACTTCTTTGAGCTAATTGTAAATTAAGAAGTGCAGTAGCTCTAGTCACCGTTATTCTATCTCTATGTCCATTTTCACTATTTAAAGCAGTTTCTATCTCAGCTGCAACACCAGCTAGAGTACTTTCTCCCTGCACATCAATTCTGGTCCAAGTTCCTCCACTAGTATCTTGTGTGCCACTAGCACCTGAGCCGTCATTATAAAATTTATATATCACTACTCTATTATCAGGAGTTGTGATAGTAAATGTATCCCCAGCAAGTTGAGCTGGGTCGTTTTCACCTACTGTTATAGTAGCTACTCCTTCAGTAAATCCACTAATAGCTATATCTGTAGGGGAACCTGTTATAGTTTGGTCTTCTGATAATATAGTTATTTCAGTATCTGTTGGATTGATTGTAGAAGCTGGTTTATAATTAACATCTTCATTTGCGGACAGAATTAATTTACGAGCATAAGGTCTAGGGTTGACAGCAGTCAATCTTTCATTTCTTCCTTTAGTTCCTTTAAAAGATAAAGAAGCGCTATCTTTCCCCTGAAATACATCTAAGTTTATTTTCATAGGAGAACTAAATGAATCACTTCCTCCTGCACCTAATTCAGAGCTATTTTCATTTCCTGAATGCCCCCAAGGAATAGGTAAGTCAGAATATGTAAATGCTCCAGACGATAAAGCGAATAATTCATCTGTATTTATAGCACTTAATATTCCACTTTCTGATTCTGGATTAATGTTTAATGCAAATATAGATGCATCTTCTATTACATCTCTTTCAGAAGCATTTAAAACAGTTCCTTTTATGAAACCTCTTATTTCCTTTAATTGCTTAGGCATCTACATATATCCAGTCTATATCCTTAGATGATACCCAGTAATCTTCTGGAAGTATTATTTGTTTCCGTCTAGTAACTCTCCCCATACTGTTGTTCTCCCGTCTATAATTTGAACTACATCAACAGTAAATCTACCGCCTTTATAGTAATCTACTATCGCAAATGCATGAGCCCACTTATGTTGTCTACCACCTAGCCATGCGTTCTTTTCTGAACTCATGTCTTTTAAACAACCTAAAGACCAAGCTGACTTAGGACCATCCATATATGTAACACTATCTTGTTGCAGGGAATGATGATGTCCATACATTATGTTAGCACCTAGTTTTCTCAGATGATTCGCTGCGTGATATTGTCCGCCAAAATGGTGCCCATGATAAAAATAGAGCTTTCCTATTTTAAGATACTTTCCTGGTTCATTGTACTTGTATCCTCTATCCTTGAAATTACACACCTTTTCAAAACGATAGTCTAGATAAGGATGCTCTTCTACGAATCTATCTAACCATTCATCATGATTCCCTGCACAAATATATTTCTTTTTACAGTCTACTTTGTCAAGTGATTCATCTATTATGTCAAGTAACTCATTTACTGCTTTTACATCTTCGTCCACTTTTGGCATTATATATTCCAATGGTGGCTTTTTCTTTCTCTTCCATTGCCAATGCGACACGCTAGAGAACTCTCCTAGGTCACCTAAATCGATGTAAATATTTGGCTTGACCAGTTCTATAGCTTTGCAAACAACATTGATTGCCGCTTTATCATGCAACGGAGCGTGTTTATCGGGAGTAACAATCGCACGATTGATTACGCCATTGCTTTTCTTTTTCATATATTAAAAAACCTTACTTAATTGAATTCATCTTTAGGACGATAACCCCAATCACTCGGGTTAGTCCAATATGCTTTGGCGGATTGTAATTCCTTCTCTGTTTTATCGAGTGTATACTTTAAATACATATAATTACAATCATCACATTCCCAAAGCAATATGCCATCTTTATCGGCACCCATTACTTCTATTCCAGATACTTCTTCTGATAGACAATGCGGGCAAACTGGAGGAACTGTTTTGAAGATATTATATCTAAATTCTTCATCAACAAGTTGCTTCACTAAACTTCCTTTTAGCTCACCCACTAAGTCTACAACTAGAATCATTTTGTTACTAAGCTTATCCAACTTTATTCTTTATAGCTTCGTAAACTGGTTTAAGAACCATGTCAAATATAACATCGTCTTTTTTTGAAGGCGATAATTTTATAACTTTTTCTAATACATAGAAAGCTAATAAAATCCATTGCCAATTACCTAGAATCCATTGCATAGGATATTCTCCTTATTTGATTAGTTTTTGTAACTTCTTGAGTTTTTTCTCAAGCTTTGCGACTTTATCATCAAGTTCGTTTGGCTCCTGAACATACTTTTGAATACCATCTAAATCGAACTTTTTCATAATTCGTTTCATAACTAAATCTAATACTTTTTTTATAATAATTCCTTGTAACATTTTATTTTTTTTCCTTTAACTGTTTTTTGCAACAATCACATGTAACAAAATCCCTAGGTGAATGAGCTATTTTTTCTAGAGCTTCCAATCGTTTCCGTAAATCAATATAATCCCGCCTACAAAGACAATTAAGAAACCCAGTAAAAATGCCCCAATCTCTCCCATCAGAATCTATAATTTACCCCCATGCTTATATTATGTTCTTCTCGTCCATAATAACTTAATTTACTACCCTCAATAAAGACCCCAATATGCTCACTTAGGTTAGCACCAACCAGAGTTCCAACGTCATATTGAATGCCATCTCCCTTATAAGACTTCTCTGTCAAGCCCTTTGAATAGGGATATGCATTAACCCAAATATGGGAATAAAATCTTTCACCGCCTACATAACAGTCTATACCAATAACTACGCTTATCTCTGCTTGCCATTCTTTAACTTTGTTTTCTTCGTTATATTGCTCTATAATACCTGGCATATGGTATTCATAAAACTCTGCATCAGAATAAGCGACTGCATTAGAGTCGGGGTCTGTCCAATAATAATCAGCATCCTCATAATAATATTGCCAGAAACCATCCTCTGTGTCAGGGTCTGTTTCAACCCATAAATAATAACTATCAATTTCTCCATTGTCATTTAAATCATTTAAAGGTACTAAATAATCTTGATATCCATACTCATATGCAAGATACCACCAAGGGTCTTCATAGTCCTCATATGCAGGATGTCCATATACTGGATGCCCCATTACATTAGTACCTAAAGATAAGAATACAGAACCCATAGTAAACTTAACTCTAGTATCTATATATGCAAGTTGTAAGTCTCTACTTTCTTTCTCTAAATACTTAACTTTAGCAATAAAGCGATTATTTGACCATTTTAGCCAGTATTCTTGGTCTATGAAGGCATGACCCCTATTTCTTACAGAACTCGCTGAAATGAGGTATTCTAAGCCGTCTACAGCACCAAATAAAGCATTATCACTGAGTGCTGATTCTTCGCCTTTATAAAATTTCTTTGATGATTGATAAGGAAATAAGGCTATTTTCCTTATACCAATGTTATATTTATAGTCATCTTTTAACTCTATATTACCATTTATATAGGGCGTACCCATTGAGCCAGACACATATAAAGTCGAGTTATCAAATAGCCCACCAAAAAGTAAACTAACATACGTAACCAAATAACATATAATTCTTTCATAAGCCATTACTCTGTACCGCCTTCACCGCTAGAGCCAGTGTTACCTTCCCCTCTATGACGCCCACCAGAAGTCCCTTCTTTTCCTCTATCTGAATTTACCTCTATAGCGTCATTTTTAAATGTATCTTTACGCTCTCTATCTACACTCTCAGGAGAATAAGCTTTGGTTAAAGTATGCAAATCAACAGAAACTCTCTTTTTGCCAAATCCTTCTATGTGTTGTATAAACTTGTCTAGTTCCATTAAAACCTCCCTGATTCCTTCTTATTTTCCAGTTTAGTAATTCTTTCTTCTAAGCTTTTAATACTACCTGATAAAATATCTAATTCATACTCTACACCTGACAAATCAACTTCAGGTATTTTCTTATTTTTAAGTTTAGCTATCTCTATTTTAATTTCATTTAAATCAGAAGCCAAAGGAGTTAACTTAACTGCTAATTTTTTTATTTCAGTAAAGGTCTCCTTAAACTCTGTCAGCTGATATGTTATAAGCTTTAAGTCTCCAGTAGACTTAATCAAATCTACTTCACCTTTAAGATAATCATATTCTAATCTATTAGGACTATTATTAGATTTAAGTTCAGAGATAGAGCCTTGTATACTAAAATATGTAGCACACGCAGAGACTATTACTGCCCCTATTGTAGCCATAAATTTTAAGTCAAATGTAAATTTACTATCTTCACCTATTTCTGTTGGTTTTGGCACTGATATCTCCTTTTTTTCTTCTATTTTTTCTTTTGACTGTTGATTTAAAACATCACTTATATCATCAACTGTAACATATTTCATTTCAATTAGAACTTTTCCTAGAGGAACAGCTCTGTTGTAATTAATGGCTTCATCAGCCTGCTTACTTAAAGCCTCTTGTAACTGATTCTTATTAATAATACGATTAAATAATAATAAGTCACCTATTTTCATTAAAAGTCCTGAGGGACTACTCTGCCAGTAGATACATAATTGCTTCTAGCAAACCTCTTAGCCTTCTTAACACCATCTTGATACCCCCCTGAAAATATCTGAGAGTTTTCCATATTCATATTTCTAGGGTCTAAATAACCCATAGATATAACATGCATAGCAATAGCACTATGAAATCTAGAAGGTATATTAGAATAACTACCATCTAAAGTTCCAGCTGCTAAGTCAGTATCAGTAAATACACCTCTTATTTTAATTCCTTTAGCAGAAGAAACAGTTTTATATTCATCTGTATAACCATCTTGAGTTATAGTATTCTTAGCTTCTTCTACTATAGCTATTTTTTCACCTGTACTATGAGTATCTATAAAATAAAATCTTTGAGTTTTTGCCATAATTAAGTCTCGTCATTTATAATAGGATTACCTTGCAATCTAGGAATCCTAACATCGTTAAAATAAACTTCTTCTATCTTAGTTAAACCAGAAGGAATAGCATACCATCTAAGGTCTGCAGTAGTAGTAATAGACGTATCTGTTTTCTTATATATTTCAGTTTCTTCACAAAAGTCATCCTTAGCCCTATTAAGGAGTTTGACTATTTCTGTCTCTCCCATATGAGGATGATGTTGTTGAACTAATTCTATCATTTCTTTTAATTCCATTATTCTCCTTCAGGCTGCTTAGTTTTATCCATAAATCTTTGCATTTCTCCAGCATAACTCTTTTCTAAACTTTGTATTTGAGCTGTAACCATCGTTAACAATTCTTGGTCTTCTTCTTCTTGCACTTGCTCACTTATATATGTATTTAATATATTTATACAAGACTTTAATACAATAGCATGCATAGATGTTTTAGGCATAAACTTAGTATTTAAAGTAGATGTAGTTATTGTTGTCAAATCATCAGTATCGACAGCATAAGCAAATGACCATATTCTACCTACTTGACCTGAACCATTGCAATCAGGATGTATAAGAACTGTACTAGCGTCATTAAGACTATATACTGTATAAACAGGACTATGAGCAGTTGCTTTATATATACTATTTGAATCTGAAGCAATAGAATAATTAGTTTGCTCTAAGAATTTACATTCTTTGTCAACTCCATTACTATTAGCATCAACTCTAACTACCTTTAGTATCTTTTTGTCCTCAATAGACACACCTGAAGCAGAAGTAACATTAGTTGGAGTATTTGAATATTTTAATAACTCCTCCGTAGATATCGTATCTGCAACTTCATTAAAAGCAGCATTTATCAAATCCTTATAACTCAAACTAGGAATAGTAGAATAAGTATCTCCAATTAAATCAGATATTCTACTTGCTATTGTAGCATTTACAGCCATTATTTCTTACCTTTTTTCTTTAAGTTCAATTTTCTTCTAGTATCAGGTTTCACATGACCATGCCAAGGATTCCCAATACTAGTAGAAAATACGTTCGCTAATCTTTTAGCCATTAAACTAAGGCTTACCTGGTAATTTAGGTGGTAATTTAGGTGGCAATTTACCTGGTGCTTTAGGTGGTGCTTTTACTGGAGCTTTTTTATCTAAATATGATTTAGACTTCATTACTCTACTTCTGCCACCTTTTCTACTTCCTGCTTTTTTTTCTTTTTTCTTTGGCCTAGCTGAACCAGCCATAGTAGTTCCCATATCAGTTGCACCAACTAAGTCTATATGGAATCTTTCTTTATTTACTCCACTCATTACTTCTCCTTTAATTAAAATTGTGGATACAATGTTACAGTCGCTGTTTTACCCGACTCATTTCCATTAGTATCTAAAAATCCTATTCTTGTATATGGTGAAAATCCATGTGTATCTATATCAAATACAGTCCACCATCCATCTTCCTCATCAAACGCACTTCTATCTATAAATGCTAATTTAGCTAATTCAGTACCTGCTCCTGCTGAGGTTACAGCTGTCGTATTTTGCTGTCCTTCTACAAACCAATTAGTTCCATCAACGCTATGCTCTAGCCTAACTTCACAATCTCCAGCTAAAGCTGATGAGAGCTTTACTAATACTGTGATATCACCTTTTATAGGTATATTAATAGGGCTAGTGTAAGCTAAAACTCCATTATTAGCTCCACCAGACCAATCTAATAATTGCACTGTTTCTGTCAAATATCCTGTATTTACAGTTACCTGACCATTGCCACCGACTGTTCTGTGTATTCTCTCCCATGCCATTATAAATTAGGTCTTCCTTCCATATAATTAAAATTACTAGAATCCATTCCTACCATTGTGGCATGATTCCCATTCCCAGACATATCGTATATAGTTGTCCCAGTACCATTTTCATCTCCATCTCCCATTCTCCACCAACATACTAAATTATCTTTATAAGGACCTGTTAAATGATTATGCATATTTCCATCTTCATAAAAAGTCCACAAATCACCACTAATTATATATCTATCATAAACTGCAAATTCCGCTATTTCTCCATCAAAAAATTGGTCTGCATCTCCTTCGTCATTTCTAGCTCCAAGAAAAAATGGAATAACGGACGTCCAATTTTGTCTATTTGCTTGAGTTACTCCATTCAATGTCATACTATGTACTAAACTTCCATTCCTATGCCATCTAGTGACTTGTGACGAAGCATTTGAGTCACTATTTGATGTCATACAATAGTGAGTCCATCCATTTAAAGTCCCATTACTCCATCCACTACTAACTGAAGTTAGTTCCTGGTCATCTCCATTAGCTTCAAAATCAAGTATAGATTGCCCAGATGTGCCAATTTGAATATCAGCCCTATTATTACTATCTGCTTTTACTCCAAAAATACTTTGAACAGAAGAAGGTTGTCCATCATGAGGCCTAATCCACATTGATATACTAAAACCATCATCATTTCTCATAGTATTTTGAAAAGTAGTCCCGCAATCTAAATATTCATCCGAACCATTAAATTCTAAAGCATACTTATCCCATATACCCTTTTCCCCTACTACTGTATTTAACATAGCAGGAAACATTAATCTTGTATTACACCTACTTTTAAAAGTAATCCTGATGCTGTCCATGTTTTAGCACTAGCATTTTTATTAATTGCAGCTACATAAATATCTCTACTATCTGATGCTGCTTTTAAGACCATACCTATATTCTGTTTGTGACCTGCTTTCCAAAGCACTCCATCTAAATAATTAGTAACTCTGACTACTCCTAATATAGCATCAGGTACAGCACCATCAGTAGCTGATATTACAGCACCTTCTGTACCTAAAGATGAACTTGCATTAAAAAATACTAAATCTACAGGAACCCCATGGTCATCATCGTCTACTAAGACTACAGACTGTAATATACAAGAGCCACCTTTTGTAGATACTAAATTCTCTAATTTTTCATTGTCAAATATAATTTCACCATCAGAACAAGCATTAGTAGTAGTACCTGGAGTTATCTCAATAATATCTACATTCATTTGAGTTAACTTTTTTTCAGAACCAACAACTTCAGCTCCTGTTCTTTTAGCTTGGGTTACCCCAGCTTGTTGTATAACTAAATCACTCATTCTTTCTCCGTGTTATGTGAAGGGGCCGAAGCCCCCTCACGATTGTTAAACTAACCACTTACTACGATGGGTCAGAACCAACACCTGCTATTGTAACATTAGATTGGTTAGGACCGCCATTGAAATAGATAATACTAAAAGTGACAGTATTTGCTGCACTTCCAGTTCCATCCTTCAAACAAACAAGTTTCATCCCATCAGTAATCGCTCCATTCCATGAAGCAACCGCTGTAGATGATGCTGTTTGATTAACAATTAATTGACCTGTACCATCTTGATAAGTTCCAGCAGTATTTTTCATATGGATAGTAGTATCCGTTTGAATAGTTCCTGCACCTAGAGTTACTTCGATAAAAAAACTACCAGCAGCTTTTAATTCGTTAATAATAGGCATTGTAGGCCCATCAGTAACAGCATTTACTGTTGAGTTTGTAATCGCAGTACTCTTAACATCATCACCAGTACCAGTTGTAAAAACATCTGCAACTTCTACTAGTTTAACCCAACCATCACCGAGTTCAGTTTTAGTCCAGCCATTATCACTTTGTACACTTGCCATAATTCACTCCTTCCTTAAGAGAACTTAAGAATTGCGTGAGTTTCAGGAACGCTAATTTCCAAGCCACATTCAGTGATGATATGGTCTTGTCTACCATCAACGCCGTTGTCTTGTACATTAGTTTCAATGAAAGTGTCTCGACTAACACCATTACCCGCTAGTGGTCTATAAGCTACATTCTTCATATCAACTGCAACGCAATAGTCTTCCCAAGGACCTCTTAATAAAGGCTCTTGAACAAAGTGTAAATTACCAAATATAGTATTTACCATTGTTACTGTATGCCCGAAAGCACCAGGGATAGTTTCTACGTCAAGTCTATATTGAGAAGAACCTACAGAATTATTTAGAAAGCTACCACTACCTAATTTATTTAAGTAAGTAATAACTTTTCTTGAAGCTAATACTAGTTTGTTACCACTATTACCAGATTCAGGAGCGAAGAAATCTTCCATCGCATCTAAAAACGCATCATAACCAGATGAAGCATAAGACATATTGTAGATTTTACCATAAGATTCAGTATATGGTAATATCCCCCAAGTAGTTCTAGTTGGTACAGTAGCTAAAGCTTCTCTAGAAGCGGCACCTACACCAAATAACATAGCTTGTTCGATATCCATTTTATGTTCCATTAACTTGTCTTGCCAGATTCTTTGAAACTCATTAGCAATACCTCTGTACTCAGTAGCTAAAGCTGTTCCAGAGAAGATGTTCATACCAGTTTTGAAGATTTGACAATATCCTTCTCTGTCAAATAACTTATCTTCCCAACCAATAGGACTATCAGTTCCCTCAGCCCATGCACTACCAATCACTTGACCTTTACTAGATGTTGTGAAATCAGTACTAGAATCCCAGTTACCTATAGCATCTGCATGCCAAGTAGTACCTGAGTGAGTATATAGATTAATAGTAGTTTTAGCTGCATGATGAGTTATAACTACATCACTATGTAGTTTTAATCTTCTTACAACGCCACCATCATCTGCAATAGCAAGTACCTGTCCTGGTAAGATAAACTTACAAGGCTGAGATGCTTCTATTTGACCATACTCGTTATAACCGCAAGTTAAATCAAGTTCCAAGTCACTACCTTGTGCTGCGAAAGTTGCAGGATTACCACCATCTGTTAATGGGGCTTCATGCACATCACCACCTGTACCTGTCATTGCTGTTTCAACTGTGAAATTACGTCTTTGCCACTGATGCCTTTGTTCAAGAAATTTGAACACTGGGTCATTAGTAGCTCTTTTTGCCACCTTCGATAAATATACGAAGAATGGACTTTGAATTGGAGCTAACTCAGCAACTCTCTCACCGAAGTTAAACTTACGTCTAGTATCGTTTAACGAAACGTTTGAGGCTTGTGCTGTATTAGGTCCACCCATATTCGAAAATATAGTTGCGTTCGCCATGTTTCCATCCTTTTTATCCCTCTATCAACTGCCTTGTTAGGCCTTCAAGTAGGGCGGTTAAATTAAAATTACTTCCAAGGGTTTTTACTATTAAAATTCCCTATCATTGTATCCATAATCTTATCTTCCATTGTCCTTCCATCAACATTAGTATTCCCAGAAGGCATTACTCCCATAGGAGATGGTACTTGCTGAGCATTCTGTGTTTGAGTAAAAGCTTCACTAGGTGCAGGAGCATTTTGTGGTGGCTGTTGAGCGTTACCACTTCCTTGCAACCTATATAATTGGACAAGATTATCGATTGTTATTGAATTAGGGTCTGACATTTTTTTCATAAAATCTACAGCTTCACCTTCCTGCATACCATAATGTCCTGTTAATCTAGATTTAATCTCATTAGCTTGTTGAGCTTGTTGCTGTTGAGCTTGCGCTCTTTTTACATTATTAACTCGCTCTTGTTCCATTTGATTAAATTTATCCTCTATAATAGCAGTATTGTATTCAGATTTAAGTGTGTTGTATTCATTCATGTCATCACGCCATCCTTCTAACTCATCATTAAACCTAGCACTATTGCTAGAGGGGTCACTATAAGCTTCCTCTCTATTATAATCTCTAGGTCGTTGTGGTTTCTCAGGCGGAGGAGGAAAACTATCAGCTTTATATTGAGGTTCAACAGGTGCTTGCGGTTGTGCTTGCGGTTGTTGAGCTTGTTGTGTCTGCTGTTTCACTGCTGCCAACTCATTCTTATATTTATCTGCTTGAGATTGCCAGTATTGATAGCGAGTTTCATCATTATTAGGTTGATTATTTCCTTCTGTACTTACCTCAGGTTGTCCTTGCGGAGCTGGTTCAGTACTACCTTCATTACCACTAGTAAAAGCACTTGAAACATTATCATTAGAGCCCTCACCGCCAAATACTGCTTCTTCTAAAGAGGCAAATTCATTTGCGCTTTCTTGAGGGGTATCTTGTTGTATATTGTTATCTTGTGTCATTATTTCTTTCTCCTTTTAGCTGTCCCTGTGCCACCAGAGGGAGTAGAGCCTTGTTTAGCCGAATCTCTTATTTGAGTTTTGACAGTGGCTAAAGTATCGTCAAGTCGTTTTTCGTAAAGAGTACTTGCTGCACCAGCTTTATTACTAACTTTATCAAGGTCTCCTTTAAACTTCTCAACTTCTACTTTTTTCCTTAAATTAACAGCTTCTCGGTCTCTTGTTTGTAAGTCACCTTTCAGCTGTTTTATTTGTGATTGAGCACCTTGCAACTGTTGTTGCAATTGCTGTATCATATCAGTTCTTTGCATGACACCTTCCATGTCAAATATTTCTGTTTTCTTAAGAACTTCCTGTCTATCTATTAAGCCTTTAGAATATGCATCCATATAGAATTCTAATTCTGCATATCTATTAGAAGGCAATGTAGACCCTGCTACTACTATAACATCATATTTACCTATTGTTATATCGTTTATTACCTTTATTTCACCAGTCTTATCATCAACTAATTTTTTATTTATAACATATTCACTCATAGAATTGTTAGGTTGAACAATTCTGAAAATCTTTCTACTGGTATATAATTGCTGCATTAATGGAATAGCAACTTGCCCTGCTCTGGTTAATGCCGCTTCTATATCTGCTAACTTAGACTTCATCTTTCTTTGTCCAAATTCATCAATCGATATGGTAGCTTTATAAGTTTGAGGCGCAGCTTGCGAATTCCCCATCATCATTTCATATAAACCTAAAGCATGGTCTATATCATTCTTAGCAGTTGTCTCATTTTGATACAATTCATTAGGAAGAGGAGTAGGTTGTACTGGCAAAGGAGCACCGTCAGTAGGGTCATAAGGTATAGCTACCCCTGGTTGTGCCCACTTTTCTTCAAAATTCTTCATATCTACACTGCCTTCTGGAACTAATATTTTTGTATTAGTACTAGTAGTAGCATGAGCTATTATCAAAGAGCGTGTTTTATTAATGTATTCCTGCAATCCTTTTATCATCCTCACATCAGATACTGGATAAGGAGTTCTAGTATGAACGTTCATTATAGGAACTACAGGATAGTGTTCTAGAGGTAATACTCTCGAATATAAATGCTTATCACCTACTATAACACATTGTTTTATCTTTTTACTTGAAATCTTAACTATAGATATTTCTTTTTTCTCAATTAAATCTTTATAAGTTATTTCTTGAAAGTCTATATTAGGAACTTCTTCTTCTGCTATTTTTTCTACTTCTTCTTTTTTATATCCTGCATGAATCAATTCTTGTTGCTTCATTAGAAGAGCTTCTTGCCTTTTTACAAGAAGTTGTTCATATAATTTATTAGCCTTTTGAGCATCTGCAATAATCTGCTGTTGTATTATCCAAGCAGGTCTTTGAGTATACTTCTCGTAATCTTCTTCACTTAGTAATTCTTCTTTACCAGAGAACTTTTCAAATGTTCTAAATTCAGTTACGTCTACTTTATAATATCTTTCATATCCCCTGATATAATCTTGATTGTTCACTCTACCTACATCTTCTGGGAATTGAACTTCCCCATCATCTTCGCGTACGGTAGCAGGGGCATTAAAATCAAAACGAGTACCACTATTATCTGCTGCATTCTCTATCGCTTTTGAATACATAGGCCATAAGTTTTTAGCCTGGTCTTTAGTAAAAAGTTTAGATATAATTACATTTTCAGCATCATCAAAAAGCTTATGTCGACTATTAGGGTCAACATACACATCTAAGGGGTCTATATCCTTAAAGCATACTTCTCCTTTGCCCATATCCATTGTAGGGTCTTGATATACTTGCATATAACCTACCCCCATTACATAATAATCATCGACTGCTTGCCTTATAACAGACCTTCCATCAGATATATCATACATATATGCTAATAAAGCACTCATAACCTGAGCTACTTTATTATCAGAATCTTCTCTAGGAGCAGCTCTAAATGAAGGTCTATTAGCAGTTAACATAGCTTTTGCTGACTCAACTGCTGGATGAACTCTGTTTATAACTATAGGAGCTTGCCCACGAGATTCTAAGGTTTTTCTTTGTTCAGCAGTCCACTGCCTCCCAAGTCTAAATTCTTTATCTTCCTTCGCTTGATTTGCCCAAGTATCTCTTTTACTTGAATACTTTTCAATTATGTCTAAGTTCTCATCTACTAAATTTTTTGACGATTTTCCGTCTTTTTGAGTATATGCCATATGCTTAATTTACGAACTACATAGTCATCCAATCAAGAGTTTTCTTTTGTTTTCTTAAATCGTCTTCAGATAATTTCTTGAATTCATGTAATCTACATGGCTTAGCACCGTCTAATGCTGTCCATATAGCATCCATAATATCATCATTTTTACCTTTAGGATAGGATAGAAACTCTTGTTGGGCTTTTATGTCTTCTGGTCTAAAGTGAAATGTCCCCTTCGCGAAGAGAGGCACTAAAGACAATAACCTTTCTGATTTACTATTTCTTGGTTTAACACCAGATTCTAAACCTGGTATATAAATATTTTCTTCCTTCATAAGTTCTCTTACAGCAGTCCTTAATGCTTCCTGATATCCTACAGTCTCAACTTTAACCCTTCTAGGTCTATACTTCTTATAAGTATCTATTATCATATTAGGCTGTTCTGCTGGAGATATTCTATTTCTGTATATATCTACAACGTATTTGTTGTTATCATTATCGATAGCAATAGTCGCGATAACAAAGTAGTCAGCCCTAGCAGAAAGAGAACTCGCAGGGTCCACACCAGTATACAGTTCAACAGGTATAGTTCTTTCATTATCTAATCCTTTATTTTTAACTAAACAATTTTGACCTTGTATTCTCTCATAATCGTAATGATGTATCTTAATCCAATCTGGTTGAAAGGGAGCATCATCAGGAGATTGGGCTATATTCATGTATTCTTGATAGAATCCATTAATATTCCCTACGGACGAAAACTCGTCCTTTATGGCCAATATCCTTTCTTTTGGAAAACGTTCAGGCCAAATACTTTTCTCATCCTCATCCCATATAGAAAACCACAATACATTCCAAGCACTTGATTCTTTAGCCCAGCATAAGAAGCAATCTTCTGATATAACCGTGCCAATCATTGCTATCTTACCATCATCTGATAAAGACGGAATAACCGCTTCTGTTAACCACTTTCTATTCTTTGCTCTAGCATCAGGAGTAAATGCATTTAATTCAGATTCAAAGTCATCTACTATAATTAAGTTAGGACGAGTATCTCCTTGCAGGAAACCCCTAACTCTTTGCCCTGTGCCTACAGCAACAATTCTAGTACCATTAGCAAGTATAATATCTGTATGAGTCCATCTCTGAGCAGTCTCAGGACCTAGGTTTCCAAATATTGCTTTAAACTCTTGACTAAATGTCAAGTGATATTTAATCCTCGATAAGAAGTTAATAGACTGTGCTTGTGATTCGGATATAATAACTATAAATAAATCTTCATTAGTGCTTTTAAAAGCAGCTCTCCATAAAGGATATATAAGCGTAGTAACTGTAGATTTAGCTGTTCCCCTAGGTGCTGCTATTAATACTCTCTTTTTCTCTTCATCAGACAAATATTTATATATATCTCCATGAAAAGGAGGAGTAGTCTTCTTTAGAGCAGTAGGAAAGCAATGTTTCCCAAACAAAGCCATATTATTACGAAGCTTTTTAAGTGCTTGTAGTTGCTCGTATTGTTCTTCGTAGTCCATAAAAGACTTAAGCGTCCATTTCGCTTTCTTCTTCTCTTAGCATTTCTGGTGGCTTTTCATCTGGTAATAACATAGCTGGAACATCTCTTCCACGCATTTTTACACCCGCTCTATAATCAGAGTTCTTTTTACCATATTTAGCATTCATAACCCTTGCAGCCTGCGACCCAGCCATTACTGCAGGTCCACCCGCTGCTATAGCTGCCGCTTTTAATACTTTTTTAAGTTTTTCACTCATTATTCTTCCTCCTTAGTAGTAGTTTTAGTAGCTATAAGCTTATCTTCAGTCTCTCTAAGCTCGTCTATGAGCTTGACATTGCTAGTAGCTTCTATTTGCTCTACTGTTTTAACAAGATGCTTATCTTTCATTCCATGCATATCTTGTAAATTATCAACAGCTCTCATCAGATTGGTGACATCACCTTTATCCTTAGCTGTTTTAATAGTATTCTCTAGTAAATCTAAAGTATACTCTTCTGTAAGTCCATGCTCCTTTAGTAGAGCTTGTAATTCATCTCTTACCATATCTTTGAATTTCTCCTTCTTCATTCTTCTCTTCCACATAATCTTTTGATTATTAGTTGGATTATCTAGAACGTGGTCTATTGTTTTGTCGTAATCCATGGTTTGAGCATACACCATGGCTAGATTCTTCATTTTCTGTCCATTTGAGATAACTTCCCAATGTGTTTTCCCAGAAATGGTGTTATTTGACTTTCTACCAGCAGCCTTAAGCATAGTGCTAGTATACTTAGGGTTATAAAAAGCATAACCAAAGGGAAACCTAATATAAATACTAGTAGGCTTATACTTTGCCCTTGAGATGACCTTAGCCACGTAGTTGTCGTCTGATAACCCGTATTCTCCTTCATTAGCATCCCTCCAGTATTTATAGTCAATTTCTTTAGTATCTGCTTCTTTTTTGTCAAAAACCTTATAGGTTGTAGGAGATTTATCTCCTTTGTGATGTATGTCAATAGTATACATTAATAATTAAAAGCCTCATTACCTTGTTCATTTACTACATTGCTTTGCATACTAGGCATAAGTTTATTTACTCTATTTCTAGTAGCATCATCTGGGTCTGTATGGTGAAACTTATAATAAGCATTCTGTCTAGCCTCCATATCACCTTTTCCTATTAAATTGAGCAAACTATCAGAGCCTGACTGAGCAAATGTATTAGCTAGAAACATAGCATTTGCTTGCTCATCATTCCATTCATGAGGATTATTGGATATACCAGTTATAAATTCATTATCATACCCCATATTCTTCATTCTATTTAAACCAGTAGTAACAGAATCATCTGTAAACTGATAAACTCCCTTTGCAGATGTAGTACCTGCGGCTGCCATAGGATTGTTATCTGACTCTATATTTCTAACTTGTTGGGAGAAATCGTACATATTGTTTATATAGTCTTGTCTTTGGTCTTCAGGGATATTCATTCTATCAAATTGTGCATTTAAAAACTGTAAGTTCTGAGAACCAAAAGCAGGAGAGTTGTTAATAGGACTTGGCTGACCACCAGGTTGTTTAATAGCATTATTATCACTAGGTTGAAAACCTGCATCTGGTTTATAAAATTCATTAGTATTAGTGCTATCTTCCCAAGCGTAAGAAGGCCCACTAAAGGTTTCTCTTAAACTTTTAAGTGCCCTCCCTAAAAATCCATCAAATGCCATATTATTTCAATCCTTCTAGCATTTTTTGATATTCTGAATTATATAGTCCCGTTAAGCCTTGACTAAACATAGAAGGCATTTCAAAAGGTTGTGATATATCTACAAAGTTATAACCGCTTCCACCACTAGATTGAGCTGCTCTTGGATAATGATGTACTCCTCCACCCATATTTCTCATAAGTTCTTCATCTTTAGCACCTTGAGCGCCAGAACCCACCTGACCTAAAACATGCATCATTCTCTCTCTTGAATCCATATCTTCCCATTCTTTCTCAATCTCTTCATCACCATCATCGTCGCCTGAATCGTCATCATCTCCACCATCACCAGTATCTAAAACTGGGTCATATATGGACATATCCACTCCATATTTGTTTACATTTAGATTGTTATTTTCTGAAACAGAATTATCATCATTATCTGAATCTTCTGCTACAACAGGGTCGTATATAGACATATCTACGCCCCATTGATTAACATTAGAATCGTCATTCTTCTTATTACTATTTAAAGAATTTGTCTCTATTTTCATACTATTAGCATATATTTCCTCAGCATCTTCATAGGGATTAGGATTATCATCTGTTGCTTCAAGACTACTAGCCCATTCGTTACTTTTATCATTTGTTGTACCATCATCTTCTAAAGAAAGCTCCCAATCGCTCTTTCCAGAACCATCAGTATTCCCTATAAAGTTAGATTCATATATTTCCGTTGAATTAGTAGGAATCCCTGTTTGATTATTATTACTCTGAAAACTTGCGTTCCAAGCATTATCACCGCCAACATCATTTACTGGCTGTGAAAACTGACTATTATTAGTATTTCCTAGCGTTAAATCATAACCTAGGTCATCTTCAGTAATAATATTAGAATTACCAGAATTCCAAGCCGCACCTAAAAGATTGTTGCTCATAGTTACTCCTTATTTAAGATATGGGTCGTAGTCTAAATTGTCTTCTGTAAACTCTTGTGTATATTCACCAGGTTCTGCTCCCGATTCGTTTTTCCAAGCCGCATCTAAAGGGTCAAAAGTAGCATACGGATTGCTTCCACCACTAAGTTCACCTCCACCTAAAACGCTCGAATAAACATCTGTATTTTCCCCTAGCATCATATCATCATAGACTCTTTTCCAGTGTTCCCACATGTCTATATCTTCTTTCATGTCCCTGGGAAGCTTCTCACCCTTAAATCTTGCATTAGGGTCTACATTATCAAACTGACCTGGTCTAAATAATCTGGCTAAATTGCCTTCTCCTGTACCAAATCCACCCATAAAACCTAAGCCTTTTCCACCTATCCTGGAAAACCAGCCCTTTCCTTCCTTCCAATCTCCTCTACGTGCAGCCATGGGTCTCTGTTTCTTCTCCCAATGCCTGCCTATACCGCTAAGAGCACCTCTTCCAGAGCCAAATCCATCTTGTTTTCCAAAGATACCTTGACCTGCTGCTCTTTTAGCTTTTAATTTATCAAATAATGCCATTTTTACTCCTATTAAGCTTAATTACAGTTATAACCTACCTCTAATTTAACTATAGATACCTATAAGATACAAGAAAATACTTGCCTTTTAGTCTAAACTAAGTATATACCTTACTTATACCTCTATATATACCTATATAAATATAATCAAAAAAAAATATTTTCCAAGCCTTTTTTATACTCTCGAGGAGAAATAACCATTTTCAAAAAAATAGGTTGAGAATGCGTGTGTGAGGTATACAGTGCACGGTACCCATCGAAAATTAGGGTGCCACCCATCGTTCTTCGTTGATTTTCGAACCATGGGTACATTGTAATCACTAAAGTGATTACAACCACTGTTAGTCATAGTTTTTAAATTAAATAATAAAAGGAGTAAACTATGGTAGACTGGAGTAAATTATATAATGGGTTAGTTAAAGTAGGTATCTGTCTTAAAACTCAATGTAAGATTTGGGAAGAAAAAGATAAAGATGGTAATACTGTTAGGTTATCTGTCTTCATCCCTTGGCATCTTGCTAGTTTAATTAGTGTTGCAGATGTTCAAACTTTGTTGCCTGAAGGTTGGGAAGCAAAGGAATCCACTAGAGATAGTGATATGAGGGAGGCTTTGCATCAAAAGAAGGATTATACACCTTCTATAGTAATTCAACAAGGTGCTAATGCTTTAGATGCTTTGAATAGTTTCACATCTAAATAAGTTTAATAGGGATAAAGGTGCGTATTTATGCGTGCCTTTATTCTTTTTTATTAATTAAGTAATACATAAAAGTAAGTGTTTATATCCATAACTATTTGTCAACTATCTAGTTTTGGTAAAGAAGATAGGTGCTAGCAGGATACGCAAAAAGCCATTTAGTGGATAATGCACCGTTGTAGAATATATACTACGCTAACTGCGGTAATAGATTAGTTTCTATTGCTAAGATGTGCGGTGGTAACCTGCCCTATCTTCTAGTTTTATTGATGTTTAAAGGGTAAATTTTTTTTTATTGCTTTTTATTCACTTCGTTTCATAAAAAGTTTTTTTAATGTATATTGATGTAAATGGAGCAAGCAATATGCAATAACTAACAGTCCATTAGGGAGACAAATCAATGGTATGGTAAATAAAACTCAAAAAAAACCTCTAAATACTGTAATACAAATTGTGTCTTTGAGGTCTACTAGATGATGTCTAGATAAATAGCAAAAGACTGATAAAAGCAGTAAGTTAACAATAACAAAACCTCTTAATGATATAGTAGCATATAAATATCAATGTCTTGAGGTCTATCATATACTAGTAAATGGTAGTTAGAAGACTAATGAATAAAGATAATAAGGTAATAGAGAGGCAAAGTCAATAAGTCCTCTCTGTTATCTTTATTTAAAGGAGTAAATAAATGACAAACATAGAACTAGATTATCTATTAGATAAAGTAGATGTATTTATAGAAAATGAAATTAAACTAAACAAAGGAGTTAGGAATGAAAGAATACACAATAAAAAGCATAGACAATTCAATCTACATAGTAGTAACAAACAAAAGCATGAGAAAAGTATTAAGTAAGGCACGAGCATATTTTGGTCATGGATTATTTCGCACTTTAACTATAAAAGGAGTAGCATAATGGTAGAATCAAAAGGCAAAGCATATTGTGATAATTGTGGTAAAGTATGGAATATTTATTCTAAAGATGATATTGCATTAAATAATTGTAACAATATTTATGGTAAAAGTAAATGTAAATAAAATTCCATCAAAAACATAAGATGACTACCCATATATAAAGGAATTGGGCTGTATGATGTCATACAGAAACACGAATCACGAGATGGTTTCATATGACGATATGATAGAGTAAATGTATAGGTTTTCTTATGTGCCTATACATTGAAAAGCAATTAATAATAAACTAACAAAGGAGAAAGAATGAGTAATAAACCAGAAGAAAAATTAGCAAGTGCATTAATAAGAGTATATGAAAGAATAAAAGAATACACTGATAGATATGAACAAAAGCATGGTGTAACTGATGAGAATTTTATTGAGGATGATGTAGAATATCAAGCATATTGTAATGTATTAGAATGGATTAGTTGGGATGTAGAATTTGGAGTCAAAACAACACTAAAAATAAAAGAAAAGGAGACTAAATGAAAGTAACATTTAAAGGTGGTTATATAGAAGATACATATCACATAGTGCAAAGTATGTTAACAATAGCAGGCTTTACAATAAGTGATAAATTTAATATAGATTATGATGAATTAGATGGCGATAAAAGAATAATTATAACTAAAAGAAAGGATAAATAATGTATTTTAGTATAATTTTAGGAATATTAACTATTTCAACAGAAGAAATAGAGACAAGGATTAAACTAACTGAAATAGTAGCATATGAATTAGTTAGTTTAACTGATGTTGATGAAGGTATAGTATCCATTTATTTAAAAGGTAATAATAAAGAGTTAGTATACCATTGCAAAGGTAAGAAATCTTGGGCAAATGTCATTGAATGGTTTAAAAGCTATGAAAATGAAATCATTGAAGGAATGACTCAAGAAATAGCAAAGAACAATAAGAAAGCGAGATTTTAATGGCTTATTGTCCTTATAAACACAAGTATCAATTAGTAAATTGGGCTAGCTTACGTTTTAAACGTTCTAAATCTTATTTTAATAAGATGAATAAGTCTAGGTTGTATGCAATATATTTCAATTGCTAGCCAATTAAATGAGAGCCAACAACTGGTCCTGTAAGTCGAGAATGAGCCAACGAAAGTTGGATTACCTGAAATATGGTTGCTCTGTCGCAAAGGAATATGTGAGGCTCTCATTTATACTTCGGGAGTGGAGAGTTGATACCGTGAGGTCAGCCGAGGGTTTTCTTTACGGCTTTCATACCGTGTCCTTTGTTATACCCTGTTTGACACTCCCAAACAATTGAGTCAGTAGAAACTGCAACCGAGATATCAGTAGTTAACTACGGATAGAGCATGACACTGGCTCAATAAATTAAATGAGAGTCAAGATATTAGCCTCAGAGATGTAAATCCACTGAAAACTAGTCATACGTGGCGGACTAGCACGGCTCTCATTTAATACAGATTTTTATTAAATAAAAAGGAGAAACCTATGAAAAAAGGTTTAAT